TTCTTGTGATGTGTCGTCGGCATCGACAAGTGCTTGGCGTAAAACGGCAATGGCTTCGATGTAGTAATTTTTATCGCCTGTTTCCATCAGCATCTCTGCGCTTGCATCCTCTAGCACTTCTATCGCTTCTTCAATGGCTTCTCTGCTCATGTGTTTTTCTCCTTTAGTTTGGCTTCGATGGCGCAAGCAAAATTGCCCCAGTGCTGATTTCCTGAATAGATCTCTTGTATTTCATAAGCCGTCAGCCCAACCCATTCACGCTTAGGTGGTGCAGCGTAAAGGGGCGTAACGCCAGGATCGTCAAACACTGGTCCGTATTCAATTTGCTCACACTCACCATCTTCATTGACAAACATCCATGCTACAGGCTCTTGCTTTGGTTCCCAGTTCTCGCACTCACAAACATACCGATCAGCATTGTGGCTAGCATTTCTGTCAAACCCATGCGGTGCATCTGGATGATCTTTACATTTACTCATGATGAATATACACCTGTCTGATAATCGAATTCACAATTCACAATACGATGTACACCTGAGATCTTATTCTTTACGATGTTAAGATACCTCATGCCATCGTCCTCAGTCTGATCATTTAAAGGTGGATTACGTGCAATTAAAATCATTAAGTCACTCTCTCCTGCAAGTCCTGTCTTACTGCCTTCAATCATGGCTTGAGATAGAACGATCTTTCCCTCAGCCTCAGCAGACAGTTGAGTACAGTACACAACCAGACTCCCGTACATCTTCCCAATATTTCTTGCATACACTGCATTGGCTTTAAGCACTGCAGGATCTTGTGTAGCTGCACCATCTTCAGCGAACTTAGATCCAATGTCAAGCACCACAATGTCAGGCTTATGTGTCTTGATCACAGACTCTGCCCACCTCATGGTCTTACCTGTTGCATCTACAAACTTAATGTGATCCTTCAGTGGATCGTATAACCTATGTGCCTCAGTCTTGTTGGCAGCTATCTGTGCCATGGTCATACCTGTAGCTGCTGTCATGTACCTGCTTGCTACCCGTTCAGGTTTCTCCTCGTTACATAGCACCAGGATACGAGCACCTTGTGATGCCCATCCATGGGGACCTGCACATAAGGTACTGTGAAAGCTACTCTTGCCTACGTTAGATCTAGCACCTATCACAAACAACATACCACCATCCAATCCTTGTACTGAATTGAACAGGGATGTGATATTGAATCTCCACTTGGTATTGTTAGCTGCCTTAGCCAGTAGATTATCGATGCTGTTGTCTACGTAATTAACACGTATCTGTGGGGTGAAGTCATCCTGATAGCTATCTAAGATACTCTTCAAGGGTTCCAGTGTGTTCTGTTCACCATTCACATACTGGAATCCAAGGTTAGCTACCTCCTCACCTACTAGCTGCCTGAACAGATTACTAATCACTCGCTGTGCTACATCAGAACCCATAGGCTTTTCACCACGTATCTTGTTGAACTCAAGATGCATGGCATGCTTCTGTGCTGTGGTTAGTGTGGGATTCTCAGTAAAGTACAAGGCTTCAAGTTCTTCAGGGCTAATGTCCCGTTGATACTCTTCCATTGCCTTGTCAATCAACTGCTTTATCTTGCGTAGATCCTTGCTAAAGATCTTGTCTGGGCACTTGCTGCCCCTTGTGTCATCGTAAAAGGATTTATCTAACAGACTCTTGAGTAAGGCATGTTCCATTGAATCTCTCTATCAAAGAGTGGACACGTTGCATGTCCTGGGGTTGGCGATATTTCAAATCATCATACAGCTTCAGTGCATGAGCGTCAATGCCACTGGCTTTGAGTTGTCTGGTGTAGGCAACTGTCTTAGTCAGGGCATCAGGATCTAAAGCTACGATGACTTGCTTGTACTGCTGCAGTTGCTGGGTGTGCTCACTGAGTAACGCTGTACCCATGATGGCAAACCCTGCACACTGTTCAAACTCCATGGCTTGTGTGGCAGATATGCAATCCTCAACCACAATTGCGGTATGTCCTGATCCACATACATACGCTCTGCGAGAATTGCCATACCTTTTCCACTTCGTGGCATGAGTCTTAGTTGATTTGTACAACCTTCCGACTGCATCGACCATCTTACCCTTGTCCATGACTGTAAATACAACTCGACTATCTCGGACATCGAAGCGTAGTTCCACGGTGTCATGGATGGTGTACGTCCTACGAAATGCTTGAATGTGCTCATGATCTTTTACAATCCATTCAGGTAGTACAAAAGGTATATCGTTACTAATATCTTTATTAATCAATAACTTACGTATATCTTCTATACGTAATCCTACATTGTGTTTACCTTTAACTGTACAACTATTTGCATAACAATTCCATACTAAACTTCCATTATCATTACTCACTGTAAATGTATTCTTTCTATTACATATAGGACACTTACCTCTGTATGTAGTTCCTATATGTAAATCTAAATTTAATACATATTCTTTTATATTAAACATTTAAATGTACACTTACCGTGTGTTGCTGAAGCGGAGCGTAGCAGCATTTTTAGCACTTGTCAAAGTGTGTTTCATGTAAGGCTTCACTGAACTGGGATTTGCATGACCAGTTACTGCCATGATTTGTGGTAATGGAACCCCTGCATCTACCATTTCCATTGTGCCTGTCCTTCTCATGTCCATAATCTGTAGCTCTTCAGGTAACCCTGCCTTACGCATGATCCTACGTGCTGCCATGGATATCGTGTGCTTGTTGTAGGTAGTCCCTGTCACCTTGCTTGAATTGCAGACAGGTGCTACGTAAGGTTGGAATCCTATCTCTTGTTTCTGCTGTACCAACATCTCATGCAGTTCATTTGTTGTGGGTAACTCTACCTTAGCCCTACGTTTAGACTGCTCCAAGTACAGTACACGCTCTTCAAAGTCATAGTTATCCCACTTTAGTTGGGTCATATCGCCCAGCCTCTGACACCACTCATATGCCATCTGAACTATGAGTCCCACAGAACGGCTATTAAACGAGCTATAAGCCACGTTTAGGAAGCGGGTGATATCTTCCCTAGTCCACACTACTTTGCGTGGCTTGTAGGGCCTTCTAGCTACCTTGCTGAAGGGATTTAGAGTGCAGTACCCTAGCTGGATACTGAAGTTGTACAATTTACTGGCAACTTTACATGTGTGATCAGCGAAAGATACACCCCTTTCTGCCCACTGATTGTATGCCCGTTGTGCCTGGGGTGTTGTGAGTGTTGTCAATGACATGCTCTTCACTAATCGTGCACCAGTAGAGGTGTTCAGTAGGGTGTCAAGGCAATACTTGTAATCCTTTTGTGCGGACTTGGACAGGTTCCTGTAGTCCAAGGATTTGTAGTACTCTTCAATGACATCTACAATCTTTCGCTTTTTCATGGTGTCAGATCACACAGATGGGTTTATCCAGTTGAACATAGCCTTGTTTAGGAAGTTACTTATCTCCTTCTTACCTGCTAGCGGTACAGGTGTATCTTCCATTTTAGGTGTGGTTGATGTAGCCCATACCCACTTCTTGTCTACCTTGTATGAATGAATCATATTGCTCCTACGCATGTACTGCAACAAAGAAGCAATCCTTGCATGCGTTGTCTTAAATTCAGCCTGTAATTCGGATGATGTCATTGCCCTGTTTGATACAGCTTTGATGACATCAGCCTGATCAATGGTTGCGTTAGGATCAAAGACCATAATTACTCCAAATGAAATACGTTAGCGATAGCTTCAGCACAAGCCAGTGCAACTTCAACATGCTCTTTCTGTGTGCCATTCTTAGTACGTAGGTCAAGGTAATGTAGCCAACTACGTAGCGTACCGTTCATGTACATACGAGATTCCATCATGCCTTCTGGTAATACTGAACGTGCTACTTCCTTGGCTATACCTTTCTTGATAGCCCAAGTGTAGGCATCGAGTGCTGCATGCTTGACCTGGGACTGCATGTAGTTCCAAGTATTCTTTAGCCTCTCATCTTCAACTTCGATAGAATTCTGTCGGTTAGACTTGTCTTGTAGCCTTGCTTCTCTAAATACAAATGAGAGATCTTTAGTTGGGTCAGCATATCGTTGGCTGAACTCTTGGAAGCTAAAGCTTCTGTGTCTGAGTATCTGTCTGGCAATGTCTCTTGTGGTTGTGATTTCAAGGCAGAGGTTGACCATTTCAAAGGGTGACCAGTGTCTGTTTTCAATGAGGTACTCCAGTAGTTTGTCTGCGGTTTTGCTGTTGAACTGATTGGTTGGATTCGAGACACGAGCGCAGAACGCAACCAACTCCTTAATCGTTTGGGGATGTCCTGTATATACACCATCGTCATCTACAAATGCTCCAGTGTTAACTTGCGAATATGATATTAAATTAACCTTCACGGTATACCTCTAGCCTTTCTTTCTGTTGGTGTTCAAGAACGTCATACTTAACCTTCCTACGTGCTGCTTCCTTGACTATAAGTTCATCAGCAGTTACAGCTACCTTTTCTACGAAGGCAGGTGTCTGTGGATTCTCTTCACTGATACGGTACACATGCCCTTGTACATAGTCATTTAGGATCAAGCCCATGTCCATGAGCATGTCATACTGGTAGTTATGATGGGGCAGTACTTCTTCCATGCTCGATGGGTAGTAGCACAGCATCGTGCGGTATGACATCTCAGGATCATGAGTGTCATTGACCTTGAAGGTAGCTACCCCATACTTACCACCACGTGAGCTAACTTCATCTTCTGCCAGTGCCATTGCCTTTTCCTGGTTCTCACCTACGTAGACCACATACCAGTGATCATTGGTACGTCCCCATCGATAGGCAATGGTCATGTAATAGGTAGCTACTTTAGCCTGGGACATAGATAGTGTTTCTTGTTTCATAGATACCGCCATTTTCAGTTGCAGTTACACGGATTACTGTGCTAGTTACTACATTACCTTCGCTATGTATAGGATGATCGAGGGCATACAAACGAATGTGATCATCATCTACCCAAGTTACAGAGCCTTCCCTGTACCTAACTGTTTTCTTTTCTGTGGGTACAGCATCCTTAGCTTTGTCAGTAACCCATTTAAAATTCTCGTCCATCTTCACTGCATTGTTAATGGCCTCCTTCAATGCCCATGAAAGTAAGGAAGATGTTTCTTCCTGTGTCATGTCTAATGTGATGGTGCAACTGCCATCCTCATGTTCAGTAATTTTTGCAATTTCAGCCACAATTATTCTCCTGTAAGTAATACGGCCCTACTAAATGTCTTGCCATCCTTGTTACGGGTATAGCAAAAGTAATTGCCATCTTCGCCTAGCTCTTTAACTAGCTGCCCTTCACTGGGTTTACACATGTGCCTAGCTGCAGCTTCACGTACATGCCTCCTGTCAGCCTCCATAATCAGGTGCACCAATAGAAAGCATAGGCAGACCATGAATGCAAAATAGGAAAAGTTTAAAAGTATTTCAGATGTCGAGTAGATCTTTTCTCTTAGCATTGTCAATCTCCTTTTCAATGCGCTTGTTATCGGACTGCTTACGCTTGTCCATGAGTACACGAAGTCTGTACTTAGGTGTACGTAAGTCCTTTGCTACTGGGTTAGGTTTCCTACGTACACCTGACATACTGCCTCCTATGCAGCTAACATGAGATCAAGTTGTGCCTCATCAATCTGGGGCATGTACTTGGTTTGGAACTCCTCACCACGAATCACAGACTCGATGTCCTGCTCCATGCGGATACGCTTCTGTGCCACATCTGCACTACGGGTTTCGATGTGGGTACTCAGGTGAGTGAGTGTGTTGTACAAACGGTATGACGTATGACCTAAGCTGTTGTAGCTATCATGGATACCTACGATACGCTCAAGCCACTTGTTATTGACCTTGCTACCTGACTTGGTTTGATAGGTAGCTACATTACGTCTGAGGAAATCGATAGCCTCATCGTGATCTACACGGATACCCTGCATGATACGCATCACCTGGGCATCACGCATCAACTGCTGAGGGAAACGTGCAGCTACCTTGCCTACAGTCTCAGGATCACTATAGGTGGTGTGCTTTTGCACAATGCCTACAGATTCACGTGGTGCAATCATGCCATTCAAGCATGCCAGACGGTAGATCATGGCACGAATCTGCCTACGGATAGACTGATCATGCGAGTCACTAAAGTTCATGGTCATCTTGGCAGGTTCACCAAGCACCTTCTCGTATTGGTACTTCTGAAGGGTAATGCTAGCTGACATGGCAGCACCATCCTTGATAGCACTGAACTTGACATCTGCACCTGACGTATCCAGGCCAGAGTTAAGCAAGCCTTCACGGAAGCTATCCCATGCCTTGCTGAAGTTCTGTGGATTGTGAATGGACTTACCATCACCGATCACAGTGTCAGTGTTGGGGTTGATAACCCAGAACTTGTTTTTGATAGCCACACCATTGCGGATCTGTGGCTCACGGACAGGATCAAAGTTAAGGTTGGTAGGCAGGGCAGGGAGTACGGTATCTAACATGGCAATGTCCATAGTGGTTGTGGTGGAAGTGGTATCTAAAGTGAATGCGTCCATGGTATTTCCTAGTGGTTGGTTGGGTACAAGTGAATGCGTTTTTGCTGGATCTGATACGGGTATATACTGCGTACTTCAATGACTACACGGAACTTGGTACATACATGCTGCAGGAAATCGAAAGGTGGTTTGTACAGTGATTCAAACGATACCCACAACTCGTGCCCTTCAAGCTTGGCTACGGGTGATTCTTGCATGTTCCAGCGACTGATGGTCTTGGTAGGACAATCGATCACTGGATTCCAGCCTAGTGCCTTGAACGGATCTTGTGTTGCGAATGCTTGCTTGATGGGTTTGTAGGAATCGGGTACACCCTTGAACACTACGTTACTGTGTACCCAATCATGCTCTTTTATATCCACTGCACCACCATACACCGTATAGCTACGGGCATGAGGATGTGCAGGTATTTCCATGTAGACAGTTACCAAGTTTTGTACACTCCTCTGACAGGGGTAAACCTGTGCCAGTAGATTGAAAGCTTCCACAGGTGAATGGCATTGAAGCTTGACTGCGGATCAGATATCAGAACAGAAAATCCTCTGCTCTTCTTCGCCCTCTTACGGATAATGATGGGTAGACCGAGGAACTTAGTGCGCTTTTCATAGTATCG